AATTATAAATAATTATTCTTCTGTTACCATCTACATCTGCGTAATTCCATACTACAAGATTTTTAACAGGGTCTATAGCAACACTTATTGTATTTATTTGTGTTAAATCTACTCTACTAAAAAACCATCTATCTACTTTCTCTAATCCTATATTAGTAACTGTTTGACCATCTGTTGAGTAAAATCCATCATCTGCTATAAAGAAAGTAATGTTTCCATACCTAGCAACAGAGTTACCTTCTAAACAACCTAATCCACTTGAGATAGTATCAAATTGCCAGAAAAGAGGACTACCTACATAGGAGCAACGAACTACAGATTTCTCTAACAACACAACACCAAACTCACCACCTGTAATAGCTTGAACATTACCACCATCAGGAATTATTTGAAAGTCACTTTGACTTGTAGCACCAGATACCCAATCAGTTTCATCATTAATATCTGACCATTGCACCTTGTCTGGTTGTGAGCCTATATTAATATTTCCTGCAAAAACAAAATCACGAACAACAGCAATATCTTTAGCTATAGGAGCTGCTGTTGCAACATCTGCAAATGCAGTAGATACACCAATAGTCCATACTTGAATTTTATTGTTGTCGTTACAAGCTAATACTACCTGACCAAATTGTTCAAACTTCCATGTGCCATTACCACCATATCCACCTACTTTAGATACATCAGTAAGGTTAAGTGTTGCAATATCTAGCTTAAACAGCTTTGTAGCACCACCTGCAAATACTTCTACATTAGCACCAAACTTGGCTACAAATATATTGTTAATATTTTCACTAGCAGAATTAGAAAAATCTACTGCACTAGGGAAAGCACCATAACCAATGCCTACAGGAAATACATTTTTAGCATCATTTAAACTACCTGCGTTTGCTGGTTGGTCTGGTAGCCAATCTGTAAATTGTAATCTTTTTGTTGTCATTTATTTTTCTCAAATATAAAATTAATAATTACTCTTTCATTTTTTGTTGGTAATGATGGTCTATGAAATAAATCAGAATCAAAATAAATCATTTCACCAGCTTTAGGTGTGTTTTTATAGTCACCAACAATAGTATCGCCATCTGAATCATTAACATAATAAATTAAACTAACATAACCTTTTTCAACTTTGTCTTGATGCCATAAATGTTGCACTTGTTCTTCGCTAGTTTTTTGTGGAAGTAATTTATTAACTTTTATTCTTGTTGCCCATTTTATATCTAATGTTTTTTTTGCAACCTCTAGTATTGGATTTACTAATGGAGTCCCATCATAATGAACACAATGCACATATTGAAATATACTATCTTCGTATAAATTATCTTGAGCAACATATTGAAAATCTAAATTATTTATTTCTTTTTGTATATTACTAATATAACAATTATCTAAAAATAATTTGTTTACCAAGTTAATTTTACTATACCTTGTCTACCAGAACCTCCGTACCAAATGTATGGATTAGACCTGTCTTTAAATCCACCACCACCACCACCTGAACCATATCCAGTACCATTGCCACCATTTGCTTGATTACCACCTGCTCCACCAGAACCTAAACTACCTCTTGCATTAGCTCCATTTCCTCCAACTCCACTTGAACCATCATTTGTTCCAGAACCACCTGATGCACCAGATAAACCACTTGCACTAGAGCCAGAGGGTAGAGTTGTACTAATAGCACCACCTGCCCCACCATTACCGCCATTTCCGCTTACTCCATTAGCACCAGCAGAGCCACCATAAGCTATATAAGATACCCCACCATAAATAAATTTAGAGTAACCTCCGTTAGCACGATTACCTCCTCCAACTCCTATATGTGTAATGCTAAATGTAGTAAAAGGTGTTACAGAGAGAACTCCTTGAATATAACCTCCTCCACCACCTCCACCACCACCACCACCATTACCATTTTCAGTTCCATTACCTGCTCCAGCACCACCACCAACCATTTCAACATTTAATGAGTAAACGCCAGCAGGAATAGTAAATGTGCCAGTAGAAGTAAAATTTTGTGCTCCACTTTGATATAAAACCGACCTCCAAACACCACTAACTTTTACATAAATATCACCACAAGCTCTCCAAGTGCTACCAACTTTTACAAAAGTTTCAGCAACTGTTCTCCAAGTTCCACTAACTTTAGTTTTTAAACTCATATGTATTTATACCAAATATCCCCATCAGAACCTCCACTGGGATTGCTTGTAGAAACTGTTTTATTATTAGTTGCATTAGAGCCAACAGTATGACCATTAACAGTAGTTCCATCAATCGTGCCACCATCAATATTGACAGATGTATTGTTTTGTGTAGACATAGTGCCAAGACCTAAATCTGACCATTCAGGAGTATTTCCAGAACCTGTTGATTTTAAATAAGTACCTGCTGTCCCTGCTGCACCATCAAATGTAAGACCTCCAGTAACGGCTAATGTACCTGCTGCTGTTATTGTGCCTGTGCTAGTCCAACCATCACCACTAGACCCATCTTGCCAATCTTTAATTTGTGCCATTGTTTCACGAATAGCATTATTAATTGTGCTAGGTGGGCATCCCTCATTTATGTTTATTGAGTTTATGTCAGTATTATTTGCTGCAACACTGTCCCACTGCGATACTTTAGTTTTTGCCATGTTTTATCCTTGTCGTTTCCATTTGTTAATTCCTACTGTTGAATCTGTCCATACATTACTACCTGCTGATACCTCTGACCATGTGTTTGTTTCTACTGGGACATCTGTCCATTCTTCACCTAGTATTGTGCCTAATGCTACTACTGTACCTACACCATTTATAGAAGCATCTGCGTGTCTTATTACAGTGGTTGATGGTAATGTTAATGTTGCTACTCCTTCTATACTTGCACTTCCTGTTGCTATCAATCCACCTAACGCTGTTACAGTAGCAGTGCCTGTAATACTAGCATCACCAAATCTTATTCTTAAACCATCAGCAGTTAGTGTAGCTGTACCACTAATACTTGCATCAGCATAGATAATAGAACCTGATAAAGCGACAGTCAGTGTTGCACGACCACTTATATCACCACTACCAAATGCTACATAAATACCATTAGCTGTAACAGTAGCAGTGCCAGTAATAGAACCCGTTGCATCATTAATTAGTCCACCTAATGCTGTTACAGTCGCTACTCCACTAACACTTGCATCACCTAATCTTATTCTTAATCCATCTGCTGTTAAACTAGCAGTTGCACTGATAGATGCAACAGCAGTTCTTTCTCTTAATGCACTAGCTGTGAGAGTGCCTACACCCTGTATCTGTGCAGCACCTGTTTTTACTATAGTGCCTAGTGTAGAAAATGGTGATTGAGAAAATGCAGATATGCCAAACATTATACGCTCACTAGGTGACCATCAAAAAACATAAGAGTTGAACTACCTGCTCCAATATTTTGTCCACCTCCATCATAAGCATACATTTCTAAATAATCAGTTGTGCCATTCATGTAAATTAATGCAGAACCAGTTAGCATTCCATAACCACTTTGTGTCCCAGCTAATCTACTTACTGTACTACCATTTTTATCTAATAGAATAAAACCATTATTTGTTCCTTGATAATATATACCAGCATTAATTTGATAATATCCAGCGACAGATGGAGTGTATCTGTAATTAGTAGTTGAATCAAAATCTGATGTTGTGTCAAACAATTCATGGTCAAATACTACTTTTGTTTTTGTTCCAGCAGATATACTTTGAGTGCCATCATTGTAAGCACTAAACGCTGGAACTTTAGGATACATACTATTACTAGGTGTGATATTCCCACTGCCGTCAACAGTAAGTATGGTACTTCCGTCTTGCTCTATTGTTGAACCAGATGCTGTGGGTTTTATACTAATGGTCATTACTGAACTCCGTCTAATTGTTCCTGTGTAGGTTTAGCTAATGTTGGGTGATTCCATTCTTTGATGTAGTCACCTTTACCATCACTGTCATTTTGTAAAACGATTGTACCTTCAGGTACAAAATCTTCATTAGTTAAAGTTGTGTAAAGCGTTGTTATTTTTTCGTAAAGTGTCATTGTTTTTCCTTATCCAATTAATTTAAATATATACATACTTGATTGATTAACACCACCTAGCAAATTTCCTCCAACATTACTCACTGTATTAATATAACAAACACCTTGAATTGTGTCGCCTTCTGCTAAATCTACAATTATACTACATGCTGGGTTTGCTGTTCTTATATAGTTTGCTGTAAATGTCCAATAGTTTCTTTTTACAATACTGTTATTTTTATATATCATAGCAATTGCTAAATCTATATTACTACTTGCTAATCCGTCTAATCTTGCATCTACTTGAATTTGATATTTTCCAGCTTTTCCAGCAGGAACAGTAAATTTGTATGTAGATGTATCAAACGCATTATCAGTATCAATGGATTTTGTATCAAATTGTATTGTAGTATTTGTTGCCTCACTTAATGATTGTGTACTAGCTTTATAAACATACACTATTGGAGTATTAGATAACTTTTGTCCATTTGCATCTGCTAAACCATCACTATTAACTCTTGCTACTTCTGTAGGACTATCTGCATTACCTACACCAATCCTTAATGTGCCATCAGGTGATGCTGGTTGATAGATAGTAAAGTTGTTAGTAGCTGTCGCATCTGTTCCGACTTGTAGTTTTTTTGACTTGACTGTACTCATTCTGAACCTTTAGGATATTTAGTTTTAACTGGATTAATCATATCTGTTTTCCATGCCTCTATTCCGTTGTGGTATATGTAGTCTAGTTGTTCTGCTAGTGGGGCGTAGGCTGCTTGTCTTGCAAGCTTGTATGCTTCAGGATCTACCCAAGCATTAACATCACTCATATTAACTGCTACAGGGTTACCATCCTTGTCCATAGCATCTGCTATATCATTTATTGATACTACATTAGGATATAGTGCATAAATTGCCTTGTGTGTATCTACCATTATCCTGCTACCTCCATAAGTGTTATTCCTGATGCTACATTACCTTGTTGTACTTGATACTCTCCTGTTCTATTAATAGCAGCAGTTTGTGAACCATTACTTCTTAATTGTAGTTTATAAGTTGTTGCTGATGTAGTAGATGGACTATCTAAATATTGAACTGCTACTTGTCCCATATCATAACCAGCTTGTGAAGTATATCCAGTACATGGCTCTCCAGTTTCTCCACTTGCTCCTATACTAATTGCTGTAGTTCCCCTTACTAATTGAGTAAAAGCACTACCTGTAGAAGTTGTATTACTTGATGCAACATTCATAAGAACTAAAATTTTACTACTAGTAGCACTAGGTGTTATTGCAACAGAAAGTCCAGTTATATCTACAAAAGAACCACTAGTTGTTGTAAATGATGTATCTTTAGTTACACTAACTACTTGCAATATATTACCAGCACCTACATTATTAGCAGTAATAGCACCGCCAAATGTACTTGTGCTATTTCCTTTTATCTGTGTTGTCATACGACACTCCATGTTGAACCATCACCTATTGTAATTGTAATACCATCTGCTACAGTGACAGCACCAGCAGTCATAGCATTACGATTGTCTGCCAATGTGTAGTTTTCATCTAGTGTTGTGCTGTTTTCTACAAAACCAATTCCATTAATCGTAACTGACATTATTCTTCCTCCTCTGGTGTGTTACCTTCTGCTACCCATTCCAAATACTCTTGGTAGTCTGTGTTAGCTGGGTCAAATGGAATATGTGTTATTAATCCGTTATCTGCTGTATGTTGAACGCCTGTAATTTTATTTTCAAATTTGACTAATTTATAACTCATATTATAACTCCGCATTTGCTGTCCATTGACCACTCATTGTTGCCACTACCCAAGTTGCACCTGTTGATGGTATTCTCATATAAAAACTACTATCACCATTATCGCCAACAGAAGGAGTGCCTGATTGATTACTAGCACCACTTCTATCGTATCGCCAAGTATTTGCTGTGCCATCTGATTTGTAAAAATTTATGCTTGGGTTTGCTCTTTTTGGAACAGCAAATCTTACAGTTTGATAAAAATTTTGGTTTGCATCTATTGTTCCTGCTACTAGTTCTAAACCTTTAGTTGCGTTTGTTGCAGGAGCAGTATTTATATCATAACTTTTTTCATAATACCTCTGACACAACGCTAACTGTTGTCCAAACTGTAAGTGTTCAAATGGTGTAGCAGATGTTCCTTCTTCTATCTGTACACCTGTAATTCTTAAATTAGAACCATTAGTTGCTATATGGTTTGTTTGACCTGTTACACCTTCTAATACAGAAGAAGTCCAAGTACCTGCTGTTCCTAATCTACCAGAACCTGCACCTATACTAAAGATTACTCTCATACTATTTCCGTTGGTAGTACTCCAAGAGCCTGATGTATCACCTGTAATAGTAACTGTCTTATACTCCCAAGTGTTTGCAGCAGATATTGTATAAGAAAATGGATTAAATCTATTGTAATCACCATTAGCAACTGAACCACCAAATGTTCCTGTTAATGTTGACTTTGCCCAAAAAGATAATGTAATTGATTTAGCAGCAGAAGTACCCCAATTTAATTTTGATATATTATAACCTTCAATAAATTGTTGAAAACTATAGCTGTCATTACTAGTTGGTGTTGATGCTGTTGTTACATCTAAAACTACATGATTAGTAAATCTATCAGGTTGCTCCCCTAGACTTGAGTTAGCTAATATGTTAAATACACCTGCACTTGCTTTCCCTCTACCTAACCATCTATCTACAGAATAAAAAACACCTGTACCATTTACTGTAGTTGAATAGTTACCTCTTTGATTAATACGCATATCACCATTGATGATAAGGTTACGCACACCAAGAGAGTTTTGTGTTGCTAGTGTGCTAGAAGTGGCAGGTAGTGTTAGTGTATTTGTTCCTGCAACTGATGGTGCTTGTATGGTAACTTCACCAGATGTATCGCCTTTGAGTTTTATACTAGCCATTATTCTGCTTCCTCTGCTGGTTCTGGAATTCCACCCTCGTCAACCCATTTAAGGTATTCTTGGTAGTATGTGTTGTCTGGGTCAAATGGAATAGCTTTAATAAAGCTTCTATCATCATCTAATACATGAATAGATGTTACTTCGTCTCTAAATTTTGATAATTTATAAATCATTATAACTCCGAATTTAAGTTTAATGTGGCTGTATTTGCTTTACCATGAGGTCTAAAAGTTGCATTAACAGTAATATTTGTAATATTGATTATTGTTCCTGTATTATTTGTTGACCCTAAAATAATTCCAGTAGAGCTTTGCGTAAATGCTGTAGCAGCGTCATCAAACCTAAAAACAGATGATTGTGAAATAGTTGGTGTAGCTCTCATTTGGATTGGATATGCAATGGAGCATTGTAAACCAGAAGTGGTTGGTCCTGAATATCCCGCCATTTTGCTAATAGTTTGATAATACCTCTGACATCTTTGTAACTGTACATCATAAGGTAAAAACTCAAAGTCACTAGCACCTTCACCGACTTCTAATTGAACTCCAGTTATGTTGATGTAATTAGCTGTAGAGTCTGCTAGGTTAACTTGACCTACTGCAAAATTGCTTAAAGTTAATGCTCCCCATGTAGTTTGTAATGTTCCTGATGTAAAATCACTTCCAAAAG